TACTCGTGGTTCTGATGGTGCTGTGGGATATGATTTATATAGCTCCGAAGATGCGGTTGTACCGTGTCAAGCGGGGCGAGCTTTAGTGAGTACTGGTATTGCACTTTCTATACCAGATGGTCTATATGGCCGTGTAGCTCCACGTTCTGGTCTAGCCGTAAAGCATTGCATCAACGTCGGTGCGGGTGTTATAGACCCCGATTATACCGGTGAAGTCAAGGTTGTCCTATTCAATCATGGGATGGAAAACTTTGAAATCAAGAAGGGTGACCGAATTGCTCAACTTATTTTAGAGAGATGCGAAACGCCTATGGTTAAGGAAATTGGTCTACTTGAAGAGACCCTCAGGGGTGATGGTGGATTTGGTTCTACAGGTCTTTGAGTTTATTGTTACAAAACCACATTGATTCTGGTGTAGGCATAAAAAGAATGCCACGGCGCATTGTCATATATAATTTGGCCTTATTCAGATCAGGGTATGACCATAACAGCCATCTTTCCCAATATTCTGCCCTGAAAAAGTCCTCCCAGTCTTCTTCAGTGCTTTTATCTATTTGTAACATCTCCCTGTGAATTTCATACACGTCAGTCTCTATTCGTAACTTCTTAGGAATGATAGCACCCTTCCTAATAAGATGCGCACGCATGAGTCTGGGATTACCATGGTCTATATAATGTTCGGCACCTTTTTCACCAAAATCAATAGCTCTGTTATTAGGTAAGGTCACCCTGAGCTTATGAGTTACGGAAGGACTTGGTTGTAATACGACGTGCATATTAATTTCTCTTGTTAAAAAAATTCCATACATATCACTCCAATTGGAATTATTATAAGTATTACGACTGCGAATGCGGCAATCATCTTATATAAAGGTTTAGATGTTTTTATGATAAATGGCCCTTGGCAAGAAAAACGAAGATGCAACTACACGACTTACACCGGGTGAGCGTGATGCTATGTATACAAAGATGAAACAGGCTGCTATCGACAAGGCACTTCAGGGTGAAAAGGTTCGATACAAATCAAACTGTGACTCGGATAAGTTCAAAAAGTTTTTGGAACACCGACTTACAATTTGGGATGAAGTAAAGGATAAAACCTTCCATGGAAAACGTATGTTTGAAAAAACAAAGGTATTACTTGATAACTGGAATTAGTTACCGAATGCGACACCACCCATACCCTGCTTTACGCGTAAAATGTTGTAGTTTACAGCATACACGCGGTGCAGAGCGTTACCACCGGAAGGACCGGTGAGGGAGAGCTTGGCGTTGTCGATGCGGCTGAAGTTTAGGGTACCTGTGGGGTTAGACCTACTTAAGCTGATGCAGAAAGGCCAAGTGAAGGTGGGAAGATCCTCGAGAATATCGTCGGGGAGGTCGCTACTGTGCATTTCGGGTACGACAGTGTGGTGGTAGACGGGAGAAGTCTCTTCGAAAAGAGGAGTACCGTTGATGTAAAGTGACGACTTGGAAAAGGTGAACTCGGAGTCCCAATCGTTACCGGTCGCCTTACCAGAGACAAGGTGAATGGATTTGACTGGGTGGTTGAAATAGGTGAGATCAATCTCGGTATCGGTGTTGGTGGCGAGCTGGTACTGCGTTTGTGTGAAAAGAAGGTCATGCTCATTATCAGTGAAAAATTTACGCTCCTCAGTGTCGAGATATATGTAATTACCCCAAACCTTGGGAGTGCCGGCGGGTGTGTAACCATCCCTGCACTTAATACGTATCTCTACATCGTGATACTGTAAAGCCACTAATGGGAGGCACCTTGTGTAATCTTCGGAGAAGAAGAAAGGAATGACGTAGTGGTCACCACCGTGGTTCGCCTTCTTGTTGTTAGTAGTGACGGCATACGAAGCCTTGGCCGCGCTGTCACGTAAAAGGGGGTTGTGTACACCTTGGATAAAGAGAGAATCGAGTTGAGCAACCTTTTGACCACCGATGTAAAGGCTGAACTCGGTTGGGTTGGAAGCATTTTGGGAGAAGAGACCGTTGTTGTTGTTTTGAACATTAGCGATGTTGGTATCCTCGATCCAGATGTAGCTCATAAGGTCACCCTTAGAGCGAATAGGAATGGTAATTTCGTTGTTCGCACCGAAGGTACCGATGTAGTCCATCCTCTCGGGCTTCATCGCGAAGTTAGTATGGCGCTTATAACTTTGTCGAAAAAAGCTGACCTCTGGGTCACCAGTTATGAATACATCCTGGGCTCCGACAGACACGAGCTCAATTAAAGCAGCTGACATTTATTAATAAATGATATTAAAATTTTGGGTCGAGATATACACATGGTAGTTTTTCAAGCACTCACATGGGAGGCCCGGGATGTCGAAGGTGAACATCTAATTAGTATCTTCGGTAAAACTGAAGAAGGAAAGTCGATTTGTGTGACGACTACGTTCGACCCATATTTCTTTGTAAAGCTTCCAAAAGGAACGAAACCTACAGATGTTACTCGTCTGTACAATGATATTAATGCCCTAAGGAAAGACCACGTTACGAGTTACAGTCTGACTAAACAAAAGGATGTTTGGGGATTTCAAAATAATGAAGAATTTTATTTTATGCATTTGAACTTTAAAACTTTGGAAGCCCGACGTAAAGTAAATTCAATTTTCATGTACAATAATGATTTCAAAAAGTATCACGTATACGAATCAAACATCGATCCCGTCCTGAGACTAATGCATCGTACGGGTATTCAATCTACTGGGTGGCTGGACACAGGTCCTAATTGTGTTCGCTCTCATCTTGCTAAGACGGATATTGACCTATGGTGTAACGATTGGTGTACACTTACACCTGTAGAGCGCGATGATATCGCACCATTTGTCGTAGCGTCTTTCGATATTGAGTGTAACAGCTCTACTGGAAAATTTCCTGATGCCGATGTTCCTGAAGACGCTTGTTTTCAGATTGCTATTTCACTCTGTAAGTTTGGGAGTGAAGAACCATACGATAAAACCTGTTTGTGCTACAAGAAGACGGATCCTAACCTAGAAGGTTCAAATATCATTAGCTTTGACACAGAAAGGGAAATGCTTCTCGCTTTCAAAGACTATATGAACAAACAAGATATTGATATTATGACAGGATGGAACATCTTTGGTTTCGATCTTGAGTATATTTACAAACGAGCTGCCATGGTTGGGTGTGGTCTCGACTTTTATGATTTGAGTAAACTCAAGGATAGGGAGTGTCATCTTGTCAGTAAAAAGTTGAGTTCGAGTGCTTTGGGTGATAATTTCCTGAAGCTTCTACCCATGCCTGGTCGATTTATTTTCGATATGTTCCATGAAGTTAAAAAGGGTTACAAACTGGATTCATACAAGCTCAACGAAGTTTCTAAGCTGTATCTCGGTGACCAAAAAATTGATATGGCTCCCAAGGAAATGTTCGCGCGGTACCTCGAAGGCGACCCTGTGAAGCTGCGAGAAGTTGCCGAGTACTGTGTGAAGGATACTCTATTGCCACACCGTCTCATCAAAAAGCTGTGTACACTTTTGAACTTGCTCGAGATGGCTAAGGCTACGTGGGTTCCTATCGCCTTCCTCGTGGAGCGTGGACAGCAAATCAAAGTATTCTCTCAGCTGTCGAAAAAGGCTCGCGAACTCGGGTACATGGTCCCGACGATTAAGTATGGAGCTATCCCCGAAGAGCCCTATGAGGGTGCTACAGTTCTCGAGGCGCAAAAAGGTGCATATTATACCCCTATTACCGCCCTAGATTTCGAAGCCCTGTATCCTAGTATCATGATGGCGCATAATCTTTGTTACTCCACGTACGTGATGAATGAGAAAGACTATGGAAACGTCCCCGGTGTTGAATACGAAACCTTCAAAGTTGGTGAGAAGACGTATAAGTTTGCCCAAGGTGTACCGAGTCTTCTTCCAGCTATCCTTCTTGAGCTTAAACAGTTTCGTAAGAAGGCGAAGAAGGATATGGCCGCAGCCACGGGTTCGATGAAAGAAGTATACAACGGTAAGCAGTTGGCCTACAAAATCAGTATGAACTCTGTGTATGGTTTCACGGGTGCAGGTAAGGGTATTCTTCCGTGTGTACCTATCGCTTCTACAACGACGTGTAGGGGTCGTGGTATGATTGAAGAGACAAAGAACTATGTCGAGGCTAACTTTCCAGGTGCCAAGGTGAGGTACGGCGATACCGATTCGGTCATGGTTGAATTTGATGTGGGTGACCGTAAAGGCAAGGAAGCTATCGAATACAGTTGGGAATTGGGTGAGAGAGCCGCAGAAGAGTGTTCCGCCCTATTCAAAAAGCCAAATAACCTCGAACTTGAGAAGGTTTATTGGCCTTATTTTCTCTATTCAAAAAAACGTTACGCCGCAAAGCTATGGACCAAGGCTAAGGATGGAAACATGAACATGGACTACATAGACGTGAAGGGGCTCCAGCTCGTACGCCGTGATAATACGCCTCACGTGAGGGAAGTCTGTAAGGAACTGCTTGATGTAGTGCTAGACGCTCCAGATACGGGTCCACCCAAAGAACTGGCACGGGAACGTGCGTCTCAGCTCCTCGCCGGTGAAGTACCGAGTGAGAAGCTCATCTTGAGTCAATCTCTCGCCGATACATACAAGGTTGGTGGGAAATCCGTATCGATTTTGAGCCCCGAAAGTGCGCAGATTAATCAAGCTCATGTACAAGTGGTCAATAAAATGAAACGAAGAAAGCCTGGTTCGGAGCCTCAATCGGGTGACCGCGTACCTTATTTACTCACCAAGACAGATAATCCCAAAGCCAAAGCTTTTGAAAAATCCGAAGACCCCAAATACGTAGAAGAAAACAATGTACCTATTGACTATCACTATTACTTCGAAAACAAGTTTTTAAACCCTGTATGCGACCTTCTTGACCCACTGTACGAAAATACTAAACAGGAAATCTTTGGTGACATCATAGCTGAACATAAACCCCAAAAGAAAAAATTGGGTCCAGCCTTGAGTACCATGAAGCGAGAACAACTCATCGAGGAGTGTCAAAAGAATAAATTGGACGATACGGGTAAGGTTGCAGAACTTAGAGAACGTATTAAAGCATTTCGACAAAGACAAAATTCGGTTGACGACTTATTTAAAAATTACGAACAAAGTATAAGTACGAATGAGCAATAGACGTATCGTTAGAAATGTCACAGATAAGGTGAAACAATTGATTACGGAACAGCTCCCAGACCTTATAGAAGATGTAATCGATGAAGTTGTTCATGAAAGGGTGGATGAAGAGTTGTTTCAACAAAATCATGAAAGAATGAATGACATTTTAGATAGAATACACAGAAAACATGGTGTAGCTCTTGACCTTTTGTTACGAGATGCCGAAGAAGGGTGTAATTCTAACATTTGTATGGGAATAGTGACTAATTCGGCAACGGGTGAAACACGTAGGTGTAGTTTCAAGGCTAAACATAATGGGTACTGTAAATTTCACAGAGAAAGAGGTAGACAAATTCAAGAACGTATGTTAACTAGTGAAGACCATTATGATGAGGCGGTGAACGAGATTCAAGATGCCCAATCACGGCTTAGAGAAATGGGTCTATTTTAGAATAATGAACAAATCGACTATTCTACTAACATCAATTAACAGCTTTTATGAAGATGAAAAGAATCGAACTAAACTAATGAATATTTTAGATAAAACAAGTGGTATTTCACTCAGGAACCTCGAGTGGTTTATCACGAATTATGCGAAAAAGAATAATACATCCTATACTACCACCGACGGTAAACTCTTTACCGTACATTGTGCGTACAAATCTAGCCTTGACGGCTATTCAAAAAAACTTTTCGATCCCTTCTGTCGGTCAGCTAAGTTTCCCTATACTATCCCGGGTACATCTCATGAAATTCATACGACGCTGGCACAGCTAAATTTCATCAAATGGTGTATTAAGAATAATATTATTGAGTACATCGCAAACAATAAGACCTCGCTGTTTAATAAGCAAGTGACATAAATCCCTTATCAAAAATATAAGTTTGATATCCCGTGTAATACATATTGAGTGAATATGTTTTCGTGGTTATGTCTACGAGGGAGCCTGCTGTTGTATCTAGTTTGACTTCTATGGAAGTTTTATCGGATTGTATTTGGCTAAAATCCAAGTTCCCCGATGGTTCCACATTAACCGGATTCATCGAGAAACTGTATGTGTAGATATTACGTATAGGCCTAGAAAGTCTATTTCTAAAAGGAATCAGATATTTGTAATAGTTGTGTGTTGTGTTTGACACGTTGGGTAATTTGCTTCCATTAATATAAAAACTGGCTTCACTCATGATGGGATAAAAGAATGTTTGAACTTCGTCAAAGTTGACGTTAGATGAAAAGTTGAAACGATTTTGATAATACTTTTCTTCTTGTAAAGCTTTACCACCTGTTGAATCTGTAGCATCTTCAAATTCCGTATTACGTAAAAACCAGTGAATACATTTTACCGGTATATTCGGAACGAGGTTATTTCTTATGATGTCTTTATTTAAGTCGCTGATGATACTTGGATGTTTACGTACTATGTCAGTTACAAAAGTTTGAGGTTCTGTAGCCAAAAATTTGCGCTCCTCGGGACTCACGGTGATTTCTTCGGTTATGAGTTTAAACTCTGGAAGCTGTAAAGTTGTACCCGTGTCCGTGAAAAACCTTTGGTCATGAAACTCTAGTTCAAATTCAATTTTCTGTCTGTGTACTGCACATATGGGAAAGTAGGGGCGATTTGGTTTATTCGAAGAATACTCATCACTCGCATACTTCCTCGAAAAGAAGAAGTGTAAGGGTATCACGAGGTCAGATGAATGTTGTGCATAGTCATCGAAATCATTTAGTGTAGAATCATCATAACCAATACTTCTGTTTACAAGAAATCTATTCGCTACTTTTTCAGACATTTCTAAATAAAGCTCGTCGTATATAATTCCCCAATCGTCATGAATTTTTTCCACCTCAAGTTCATCTACAAACATAGTGACACTCTTGAGAATATGTCTACCGAGTTGATCCGCAAAGTTTTTACCACCACCAAAATCTGAAAGACCCGGCATGGTAATACTCAACCACATATTACTTAAAAGGTCTCCCATGTTTTGAGGATTAAATTGAACCTTTATCGTTTGACCAAAAGGCCATCCAGATATCTGTCCAGGGTTAATAACGTTACGACTTCTGTGATATTTCCTAAAATCAGAGTGTCGTATCATATCTTTGTCCTTAAAGAATGAGTCTTCTGGGTCTTTGGAAAGTAAGTGTAAGTCTTGCTTTCCAATAGCTTTGAGAGAAATCTTAGCGGCTTCACCCATACTTATCTATTATCTACAAATTTTTAATATCCGTTTCCCACATGTTCACGGGTGTTGTAGACCTCATAAGTTCGAGTTCCTTTTTCGCCTGTTCGGATTCCTTCAGAAGTTCTCGTACACTTTCTTCCGTGTATTGAACGGTCTTAATGTTTAGGAGATAGTCCCAAGACCCATTGATTTGGGGAAAGAGACTGGAAAGTTGGTTCTCAAGTTCTTGCTTTTTACGGCGGAAGACGATGATGTCACCATTGATGACCATAGTGACAAACTTCGACTTGTATTCACACATCTTCGATTTTGCCTCGAGAACCTTGATGAGATACTCCTTCCGCTTTTTGTAATACTCGTATCGGAGCTTGATGAAGTCACCCAAAATCTCTTCGGGGGTGTTGTACTTATGAATACCCCGCGTCGGGTGGAAAAGGTGCATGTTTGATGTACGAATAACCTTTTCCAGTTTAAGATCCTTCACAGCATCTTTACCATTGTAATCTTGAACGAGGAAATCAACACTCTCCGTCGTACTATTATTGGTAAAGCTACTAATGATTTTCTTTTCAACAAGGGTATCCAGGTGTTCCTTGTAATCCTGTGTCCATCGACCTGGTGGAAGTTCAGTCACCTTGATAGTCTTACCGACACAAGTCCAAAGACCCTGGGTCACCCATGAATCGTCGTCTTGTTCGAAAACTTTACCCTTGAAACCCCTGAACCATGGCTTCATTCGCTTGAGACTCTTGTTGTGGAGAAAGTTGAGAATGTTCTCACGGATGTCCGCCGGGTTGAATGGGGGTACGTAGCAACTGAACCCTGTACCAATACCTTCTGTACCATTCACAAGAACCATAGGAAGGGTAGGCATGTAAAAGTCGGGTTCAATAGACCGACCATCGTCGTCGAGATAATTAAGAATTGCATCATCTTTGGGGTCGAACAGTTTTCGAGCCGCGGATGTCAGTCTCGTGAAAATGTACCTCGTCTGAGACGCATCCTTACCGCCCATGAGCCTGGTTCCGAACTGACCACAAGGTTCAAGAAGATTTATGTTGTTACTGCCCGTATAGTCATTGGCCAACTTCACAATCGTTTCTGCCAGGGATACTTCACCGTGATGATAGGCGCTCTTCTCAGCCACAAAAGCAGCCAACTGTGCCACCTTCATCTCAGCGGTCAGATTCTTTTGGAAACACGAATACATAACCTTTCTTTGGGACGGTTTTAATCCATCACAAACGTGTGCGATAGAACGTTTGAGGTCTGCGAGTGAAAAATTCACAAGGTCTTTGTGTACAAAGTCGGTGATGCCCAACTGTTTGACTTTACCATATGGAATTTCGAGGTCCTTTGGGTTTTTTGCTGTACTCTCGAGAAGCCACGTCTTACGGTCATCGGCTCTCTTTTTGTCAAAAGCCAAAACGATAGACTCGTCAGTCATAGTGTCAACATCAAACTTGACTGTGAGGTCCTCGATTTTAGAGAAATACTCACGGGCTTCTTT